AGCCCGCCCCCGACATCAAATGGGTCGGCGTGTGGCACGTCGGCCCCGACGGGCTCCGCGAGTACGTCGCCACCCCCGCCGAGCTGCGCAAGGCCGAGGACCTGGTCGACGCCGCCCGCGCCCTCAGAGACCTCCCGCACCCCACCATGAAGGAGCAGCCGTGAGCCAGGACCTCGCCCCCACCACCGACTCGTGGATCGACGTCGTCGGCCCCGTCGCCAAGTTGGCCGACCACATCGGCCGCACCCCGTTCGTGCCCCGCTCCATGCAGGGCAAACCCGAGCATGTGGCCGCAGCGATCCTGCTGGGCCGCGAGATGCACCTCGGCCCGATGGCTGCGCTGCGCGGCATCGACGTGATCGAGGGCCGCCCCTCGTTGACCGCGCAGATGCTCGGCGCCCGCATCTACGCAGCCGGCCACCGCATCGAATGGGGCGACAACACCGACAAGAAGTGCAGCGTGCGGATCACCCGCGGCGACGGGCTGGGGTCCGCCGAGGTGACCTGGACCATGGCAGACGCGCAGCGGGCGGGCCTGGCGGGGAAGTCGAACTGGCAGAAGTACCCCCGGCAGATGCTGCGCGCACGGGCGTTGACGGAGGCCGCGAGCATGGCCTGCCCCGACGTCGCCCTGGGCCTGGACGCTGTGGAAAACCCGGTGGATAACGGCCCTGCACAGACCTCCGACACGACCCGGATCAACGTCCGCATTCCGGAGACGATTCAGGAAACCGTCGAGAAAACGACCGTCGAACTGCCAGTTCCACGAAAGTTTGACGAGCAAAACGACGACGATTCCGCTGCACCCGAACAGCCCGCCCCCGAGCCCCACACACCCGCCCAGATGCGGAAACTGCGGGCCATGCTCAACGACGTCCCCGGCGGACCCGACGAACACAGAGAGTTAATCCGCGAGTTGTGCGAACTGCCCGACCTGGCATCCGCGAAGGACCTCACCCGCGACCAGATGAGCCTCGCCATCGACAAGGTCGACCAGCTGCTGCACGGCACCGTCGTGGAGGCCGAGGTGATCGAGGAGTGACCTGCAACCCGCTGATCGTCGTGGAGGGCGACGGCTGGTACGTGTGGTGCAAGTGCGGGTGGGAATCCCCGTACACCCCGTACAAGCCGTTGGCCGTCCGCTGGCAGGCCCTGCACCGGGAGGGCCCGTGAGCGGGAAACCCACGTGGTACCGGATGCAGACCGGGCACTGGCGCGACCACGTCATCCACCGGCTCAACTCCACCAGCGACCGCACCCGAGCCGCCATCGCCCTCTACCACGCCAGCATCGCCTACGCCCACGAGGAACTCACCGACGGATGGGTCAGCCCCACCTTCCCCAACCTGTCCGGGTTCACCCACAAACACGCCAGCGTCCTGGTCGACCACGGCCTGTGGATCCCCAACGAGATCGTCCCCGACCTCGGCGGCTGGCTCATCGCCAACTACAGAAAGTATCAACCCAGCCGAGACGAATGGCTCGAAGTCGGCACCAAACGCAAGGCCGCAGCACGCAGCCGATGGCACAAGGACCAGCCATGAACCATGCAAAGTGCATAGCAACATGCAATGCAAAGTGCATAGCAAGTGCAATGCAAAGTGGAATGAACAAGAACAAGAACAACTACCTACAGCTATACAGACAAACAACGGTCACCAACGCGCGCGCGCGAACCCAACCCCGCAGCAACAACAACCATGGGTAAACCGAAACGGTCAGGCCGACCCTGGCAACGCATCCGCGAACAAGTCCTCCAACGCGACGGCCACGCCTGCGTCCGATGCGGCAGCACCGACCGACTCCAGGTCGACCACATCACCGAGGTACGCCACACCGGAGGCGTGCCCGACAACTCCATGCGCAACCTGCAGACCCTGTGCCACCGATGCCACGTCGCCAAGACCAACGAGCACGGCAACGCCAAGGCCAAGCCCAAGACCGGGACCAGGCCCGGTTTCTCTGGCCCCGCTGGGAGCCCCCGGTCCGCAACTCCCAAAATCGCCGGGGGTGCGCGGCTGACCGGGACGGAACCGGCCGGGCAGGCCCGGTACGCCTCGGAACCGCACCCGGATGCGGCCGGGACGATGGCTGATGAGTTCGCGGCGTGGATGATGCTGCGGCACGGGATCGAGCTGCTGCCGTGGCAGCGGCAGGTCGCCGACCGGGTGCTGGAGGTGGATGGGGGTGGCCGGTGGTGTTGGCCGACGTGCCTGGTGTTCGTGCCTCGGCAGTGCGGGAAGACGACGCTGATCGGTGGGTTGTGTGAGTGGCGGGCGATCGCGGGGGAGTTCGTGATCCTCGGGGCGAACAAGTTGACCAACTCGGAGATGGTGATCCGGGATCCGGCGATGCATCATCGGGAGGCTGATGGGCATGAGGTGTCGTTGCGGCGGGACCTGGTGTCGATCCGGTTCCCGAGTCAGGGCCGGTGGTTGGCGATGGCGGCGAACTCGGCGTTCTGCCGGGGGTACAGCGTGGACCTGGTGGTGATGGACGAGGTGCAGGCGATTGACACGCGGGCGTATGAGTCGGCGGCTCCGTCGCAGGCGGCCAGGCCGAACCCGCAGATGCTGATGGTGGGGACGGCGCCGACGGTGTACGACTCGGGGGAGTTGTTCGACCGGATGCGGTCGGCGGCGTTGGCGGGTAGCGATTCGATCTGTCTGATGGAGTGGTCGGCTGCGCCGGGGGACGATTGGATGAGCGAGGAGACGTGGCGGTTGGCGTCGCCGGTGTGGACGCCGGGCCGGTTGAAGGTGTTGCGGGAGCGGGTGCAGACGACGGCGGAGGATGGGTTCCGGCCGGAGTATTTGTGCACGTCGATGGCGGCGTCGGCGTCGCCGTGGCTGCCTGTACAGGTGTTCGATTCGTGTCGGGATCGTGGTTTGGTGGCGCCGGAGCGGCCGGTGGTGGCGGCGTTGGAGGAGCCGCGTGGTGGGCGTGGTGGTGTGGTGGCGTTGGGGTGGCGTGATGGGGACACCAGGTGTGTGACGGTGGTGGAGTACGGGTCGATGGAGGAGGCGTGGGAGTCGGTGCCGGTGGATTGCCCGGTGCTGGTGGGTGCGTCGTTGGCGGGGCATCCGGAGGCGCGGGCTCGGGCTGCTCAGCTGCGGGGCAGGCGGGAGACGTCGGCGTCGTTGGGTGAGTTGCGGCGCCTGGTGCCGGACCGGTTGCGGTGGAACGGGGATGTGTTGGGGTTGCAGGTGCGGTCGGTGAACGTGACCGAGGATGCGCACGGGACGTTGCAGGTGCAGTCGGGGAACAACACGGCGCCGTTGCGGGCGGCGGCGTGGGCGGTGCATCACATGCGTGAGTCGGCGGAACCGCTGGTTCTGTAGCGTGCCACGCCACATCGTGCCGCCAGATGTGCTATGCACAGAGCGTGACATGGGGTGTCTTGGCTGCTGAGGTGAGTGCTGCGCGCCGTAACCGGCGATCGGTGCCCCGCACCCGGGACCTCGCCCAGGTCGTGGACCAGCACATCGCCTGGCAGGAATCCGGCACCGGGCCGCAGCACGCCATGTCGCTGCCCGCCCTGTTCGCCGTGGTCCGGCTGATCGGGTCGATCGTCAACCAGTTGCCGCTGCGGATGGAAGACGGGTCGCCTGCGCCGTCCTGGCTTCGGCGGCCCCGCGCTCATATGGCGGAACTCGACTGGGGCGACATGCTGCAGCACGTCGTCACTTCGATGGCGCTCCACGGGCAGGCGTACCTACTGGCGGAGCAGACCAGCACCACCCCAGCCTGGCGACTCAACGCTGTGCATCCGGGCAGTGTGCAGGTGACCACCAGCACGACCGGGATCGTGTCCCGCAGCTACCTGTTCGACGGGCAGGCGATCGGGCTGGTCAAGCCGACAGTCTTGGAGCGCGACGAGGCTCTTAGAGAGGCTGGCGAGGCGTACGAGCGGGCGTTGCGTGAGGGTCGGGAGCCTGGCGCCCCCCACCCCCGGTACTTGGTGCATATCCCGTACCTCGTGACCCCCGACCACCCCGAGGGCACCAGCCCGGTGCGCCAAGCGTGGCAGGCGATCTCCGGCTACCTGAAGGTCGAGGCGCAGGCCGCGAACCTGCTGGACTCCGGCACCTACAGCGGTGGCCGCCTGGAGACCGACCACGACATCACCGCCGAGACCGCCAAGCGGTTCCGTGAGTCGTGGGTCGCCAACCGGGCCAGCGGGCAGATACCGGTGCTGGGCAACGGCATCCGCTACGTCAACGACATCATCAGCCCGAAGGACGCGGCGTGGATCGAATCGCGCCTCGCCAACGCGCAGGCCGTCGCCTCCATGTTCGGGATGCCCCCGGACATGCTCGGCATGACGATGGCCGGCGGCGGGTCGAGCCTCAGTTACCAGAACAGCCAGGACAACAACCGGCGGCTGCGCTCTAACTGCCTGGAGGGGTTCACCAGCCAGATCGAGGACGCCCTGTCACCGCTGCTGATGCGGCCCGGCCGCAACGGCGAAGAAGAGCGGCGGCTGCGATTCGACTACAGCGAATGGGAGGCGACCGCGAATGCGGACACTCAGCCTGAAGCCTGACAGCCTGCACACCCGGCAGGCCGACGACGGGACGATGACGATCGAGGGCAGGGCGGTCCCATATCGCGAGCCCATCGACTACGCCGGTATCAGGGAGGAATTCGCGCCATCGGCGTTCGACCCGGAGGCAGTGGTCGGCGCGCCGCTGCTGTGGTCCCACAACCGCAGCGAACCGCTCGGCCACATCACCGACGCCCGCAACACCGACGACGGCCTGGACATCACCGCCGTCATCCAGCCGACCACCCGGGGCCGCGACGCGATGGCCCTGCTCGGTGGTGGGTCGCTGCGGGGCCTCTCGGTTGGGTTCACCCCCGACGAGACCGACCAGACCCCCCACGGCGTCACCTACACCCGCGCGTCGCTGCTGGAACTGTCGTTGACGCCGCTGCCTGCCTACAAGTCCGCCACCGTCACCGCAACCCGAGAAGAGGAATCCCCGATGAGTGAGTCCACCGAGACGCGCGAGGCCCCGCAGGTGGACCTCTCGCCCCTGACCGAGCGCATCGACCAGCTGGAGGCGCGGATGATCGCCGCACCCGCGCAGCCCGTGCGCACCCTCGGCGTCGTCGAGGCGTTCACCGAGCAGCTGCGCGACGCCTACAACAACCAGGGCCACATCCGGGCGCTCGCCGATGTGCTGTCCTCCGGCAACGCCGGGGTCCTGCCGCCGACCTGGTCCAGCGAGGTCCGCGACTACGTCGACTCGGTGCGCTACCTGTTCCCGCACGCCGGCAGCATGGCGTTCCCGTCGACCGGGCACACCCTCACAGTCCCGAAGGTGCTCACCTCCACCACCGTCGGGGCGCGCGGCACGGAGAAGACCAACCCGCCGACCTCCGCGTACACCACCGGCTCGGACACCTTCCAGGCCCAGTGGGTGGCCGGAGGCGTCGACGTCGCCATGGAGCTCATCTTCCAGTCCGACCCGGCGATCCTGTCCCTGGTCGTGCAGGACATGCTCAGCCAGTACGGCAAGTACACCAACGTGAAGGCCACCCAGGACATGGAGGCGGCCTCCGCCCCTGCAGGCGCAGCACTGGACACCGCCACCTACGGCGGCCTCATCGCCGACCTCATCCAGAACGGCGAGGCGATCCGCGCGGAAACCGGCGTGTTCGGTAACAAGTTGTCCGCCACCACCGCCTCGTACGTCGCCATCCTCGGCCTGGTCGACAGCGACAACCGGCGCATCTTCGCCACCAACGGCGCCAGCAACGCCGACGGGTCCGCCCGGCTGGACGCGCAGGTCATCAACATCGGCGGAGTGGACGTGTTCCACAACCCCGCCGCCACCGAGGACGTGCAGTTCAACAGCAAGGCGTTCCGGATCGCGGAGAAGCCCCCGATGACGATCCAGCAGGACAACGTGGCCCTGCTCGGCCGCGACCTCGGTGTCCTCGGCGCGATCATCAGCCTCCCGCTGTACCCGGCCGGCATCATCGGCTACTCGGCCCTCTGATCCCCACCAGCCACCCAGGAGGTCCCCGATGACGACACCCGCACCGGTGCCCGTTGTCGGGGACCTTCTGGAGTTCCTGAACCTCGACGCCGGGTACGACCCGGCCGCCGCCGCTGAAGCGTTGGCGGCTGCCCTGGACCTGCAGCGCGCCCGCTGCATGGTCGTCCCCTATTGCGTTGACCTGCGGGAGGCCGCGTTGCGCCGCGCCGCGAAGATTTTGGTGGCCCGCTCCGCACCGTTGGGCCAGGTCGACGGCGGCGACTTCGGTGCCATGTTCCTGCCCCGCTGGGACGCCCTGGTGGAGGAACTGGAAGCCGACTACCGGCAGGGCCCGTTCGCATGACAGTGCAGGCCGAGCTCCTGGCTTTGAAGGATGCCCTCGCACCCGCCTACGCCGCCCGCATCGCGGACCTGGCCACCCGCCCCGGTGCCGTCACCTGCGTG